GCCGTCGGGGACTACTTCCGAGAACGCAACGCACTGCAGATTCGTTCCGCTCGCGGTCGCGTTGCCAGCGCCAACACGACCCTGCGAGATCGCACTCGTAACGTGAATCTGCTGCGCCTCCGCGGAGATCGAGTAACCGAACGAGAGATCGACCGTATCCGATGCCGGTGCCGATTTCGTTGCTGACGGCGGACTCGCGTCAACCGCCTCGTCACTCGGCTCCGCTGAGTACGTGATCGAAACGTCGTAGGTTCGACCGTCTTCGTTCGCGCGAATATCTACGTCCGATCGCGTAAGGCCAAGAAAGATCGGGGGCGTGTACGTATAGATCGCGTTCGCGACCGAGATCACATTAGGATAATCGATCGCGTGCACATTGATCCGATAACTCGTGCGGTTATACGAAAGCGAAAGCTCGTCGGGGTTGATCTTGAAAAGAAGATGCGGCATGTCACTTCACCTTCATGTTTGCGTCAACGCCTTGCTGCACTCTTCGCACTTCTTTCAGGATATCCGCGAGCAAATCTTCTTGGCGCTTCTGCGTTCGTGTGCCGAACGCAAACTGCTGTCGCGCCGCGAACGCCGTAAACGTGCCGCGCGCTTCGCCGATCATGAGCATATCTCGAAGGTCTTCCTTTGGTACGAAAACCGCTTCCATCGCCGCGACGCGACCTTGCGGTGGCCCTTGCTGCTCTTGCTGCTGTTGCTGCTGGCGCTTCAGCGCTTGCAAGATCATCTGCTCGAGTTCCCAGCGCAACTGGTCGACGCGCGCGCGATCGACGTTTTCGATCTTATCTCTGAGGAATTTATCGATCTCTTCCGCGTTCAGTAAAAGCGCACCTTGGCCGAGCGCACCGACACCGACACCCACGAGACCACCGGCGGGCCCCCCGATAAGAAGACCCGCACCACCACCGACGAGCGGCAGCACCCACGGATTATTCGCGAAAAACTCGAAGATGTCGCGAACGAACGACCACCACAAACGCTTCAACGATCGGATCAGCGTGGCCCACGTTAGTTCTAACGCCTTTACGAGGATATTAAACGCGGTCTCGATATCGCCGGACTTTATCGACGCCACGATCGCCTTTATCGAATTCGACCAGTCGGTCGCGAGTCCCTGCAAGTCGGTCTTCAGCTCGCGGAACTTCTCGATCGTGTTGTTGCCCGACGCGACCGCGGCCACGCCGAGCGCAGCGATGCCGGCGACAACAAGACCGATCGGACTCATAATCGCGAGAAGCACGAGCTTGACCGCAGCGAGGAGCGCGCTAAAAACACCAATCGCGATCGAGACGAGTTTCACGATACCCGCGAAAGCGAGCAGCGCACTACCGGCGGTTACGAGGCCTGCAGCGAACGCTGCTATCGCAATAACAGCGCCTTGATTTGCGCGCACCCACTCGACGAGATTCGCAGTCGCGTTTTTCAGCCACGCCGCGATCGACTCGAGCACCGGCGCAATCGCAGCAGCGACTTCGTACCAAACCGCAGAGATCGAAGCCGTAATCTCGCGCCACGATTGCATGATCTGCGTGGCGTGTTGTACTCGTTCGCTCGTGGTCGCAGTTAGATTCGCAAGTCGCTCTTTCGCGTCGTTCGAGAGCATGCCCATCGAGACGAGTGACATGCCGACCTTATCGCCGAAGAGTTCGACTGCGATGCGTGCACGTTGCGTCTCGTCGGGAATGCGCTGCAACGCCTCGAGTACGATTTCGAGTCGCTGCTGGAGCGGCAGATGCGCGAACGAGATAACGCCAAGATTCTGCAGCACGTCTCCGAACTCGGCCACCGCTTTCGCATCGAGCTTCGCAGTCATGCTCTCGAGCGATGCGCCGAGCTCGTCGACGCTAACGTTCCAGACGCGAAAGAGCGACGTAAGCTTCGAGAACTGCTCGACCGATGTGCGCAGTCGCAATGCCCAGCCACCTATCGCTTCTTGCTCTTGAAAGACCGATAGCGCCGGTCGAAGCGCTGCGAGTATCGACGCGCCGATACCCTGCAACGCAACGCCCCACGTTGCGAGCTTGCGCGAGACCGCATTGAGGTCCGCGCTCAGTCGATCCGTAAGCGTCAGCTCGACGCTCGCGCGACCCGCTCGGATTTCTGCTGCGCTAGCCACGACTTTAGATCGTCCTTCGTTAGTAGTGGCAACTCGTTATCGTTCCGAACACCGAACCGCTCAAGGTACTCGACCACGTCCGGGAAAATATCTTCGACTCGAATCGTCGGCGACTCGCTGCCGCGAAACGCGTTCGCAATCGCCGCCACGATGATACCGTAGTGACAGTGATCGTGGAATAATCGACTCTCGTACATCGCGCGCAGTTCGCCGAGCGTAAAGTCCCACGGCGCTACGCCGAGGTAACCGGCGAAGTGCCAGACGTAAGACTCGATGTCGGCACACTCGCTTGTTCGACTTTCGACAGCAGCAGCTTCAACGCGGCGCCGAGAATCTCGCGCATAATGGGATGGCCCTCGAAAAAATCGAGGATCCTCGAAATGAACGCGACCTCGGCTTCCCAGATCGATCGGCCGTAGAGCGACTCGAAAACTTCGTTCGCGGTCACACCGTGGCGCGCAAGCGAGTCGCGACACAAGACTGTCAGCAACGCTTCCGCCGTCTTGCGATCGCGGAACACGGCGCCGTCAGCGAGTATGCGCACAAACTCCTCGTAGTCGAATCGCTGCGACTGCGCGCTGTCGGTCGTAGTGTCCGGTCGTACTACGCGCGCCAGCGCCTCCGAAGCCCACTTCGCAAGATCGAATCCGTGATCGCGAAGATCGTGATACCGTGCGAAGCTGATCCTCGCAACTTCGTACTCGCGGCCGTGCTCGTCCGTAAATCGATGACGCATCGCTGTCAGTCCTCTTGCGATCAGGACGTTACCTCGAAGTACTCGGGATAGCGATAAACGGTGCCGTCGAGCAGCGGCGACACTACGAACGTAACCGAGATCACGATCGCTTGTCCCATCTGCTCAGCGCGGTTGAATCGCGTGACCTCGACGAGCGTCTTCAAGCCCCACGAACCGACCTCGGTGCGCGGACCGTTCAAGCAGAGAACGTGGAGCTGGCCGCGAGCGAAAAACGCCTGACGAATTTGCGCGACACTCGGGTCGCCTGCAACGTCCAGCATATCGAACTCGATCGTCGCTTCCTTGAGCGTCGCGACCTGCGTGCGCCAGCCTGCATGCGCACGCGTCGTCACGTCCGCGGTCGCATGCGAAAGATTTAGTGTCAGATTATTGACATTCGGCACCTCGACCCACGTCGGCGTAGTCCAGTTATTCGCGCTATCGACGTAGAGCTTCGCGAGGTGCCCCAGTCGTGTTCGACTCATGCGTTTGCCTCCTTAAAGAACTGCGATAATCTCGCCAACCCTTCGCGAAACGCGGGTTTCATGTACTCGCGCTTCGGATACTTCGCGACACGTGCGCCGTATCGACGTGTACCGCTGTGCTCGTGTAACGCTGGCACCGGCGAGTCGGGACGTAATAGTGTCGGCCCGATGACCACGCTTTTCTTTCGCTCGTCGAGCGAGAAGAAAATAAACTTTCGTAGCTGGCCCTTACGCACCGACGGCGGTTGTCCCGGTGGCGACGCCGTCTTACGTCGCCGCATACTTCGCTGCGCGACCAGTCGCACGAACGCACCGAACCGCTTGAAAACGCGCAGCGTCTTGCGATCGAAGTAACGCACGACCGCTGACCGGTCGAGAAAAAGCTGCTTCACTTTTACGATCGACTCCGATGCCATCACAACGACTCCAACACGGCGTAACGCGCAGTCACACTCGCGCGCACGAACGAACTTTCGTCGAATACTTCCTCGATCTCGTAAAGCGGATCGGAAAACGAGATCGACTCGAACGCGTACGCGATGCCACCTCGTTCGAGTACCTCCTGACTCGTGATGCGCGACGCGATCGAGTGCACGTCGTTGACGACGGTCTCGATCGACGACGCATCTACGTATGGCCGAGCACGAACAATCTCTACGTCGAGAAGGAATCGAAATCGCGATCGCGAAAGTCGCTCGCGCTCGGAACGAACGAACGTAACAACGCACACGTCGGGCGTCTCGCGTGCGAGAACCCAGTAGTGTGCCCACGTCCTCGACGCTGCAACGGAAGCCACTGGTGGCGGACCGTTGAGCACATTGACAACGGCGTCTAGTAAGCTCGCGATCATCGATCCATCAACACGAGGACGCGAGTCGCAGCCGAGGGAACGTCGTTACCGACGACTACGCCGACACGCCTATTACCGGTCACTGTCGTTGTGAATCGATTGTTCGAGCCATCCCAGTACACGACTGTGCCTTGCGTCCAACCGGCACCAGTCTCGCGCGGACCTTCGATAACGGCACCGACCGCGACACCAACCGCAACGTTGGCCTTCACCGGCTCGAGCGTAACCGCAGGCATATCGCCGAAAAAGACGAGCGTGCCTGCAGGTTGATCGGAACCGAACGTAGCGGGAATCACGAAATCGTGATGCTTGACTACGACATTCATCGTTTACCTCCGTTAGGATGCTAATCTCGTCCACACACGAACGAGGAAACCATAGGGATCACTCGAAGTCGTTGCGTGTGCGCCTCCAGTAGCGCGCACAACGATATACCGCTGCGATGTCGCGACGTTGACGATCTCGTCCGCAACTCGCGGCCAATATCCGGCGGGTAAGTCGCTTGCTCGCACAACGAAGCACTGCGTTGTCGTATCGGCTGCGACCTGACCACCGAGTGACACCGACTGTGAATCGCGGCGCGCGACCACGGCGTCAATCTCGGAACCGTTCGGAAGCCGAAGCCGAACGCCGCGACTGCGAAGTAGTGTCTTGAAAAAGTCATCGAGTACTGTGTTCATCGCCTCTCGCTGTCATTACGCTGTCGCACGCACTGCAGCTCGGTGGTCGAGTAGCGCGACACCGAAGTGCCAATAAGCTCGCACCGAGTAGCCGAGGAACTGCGGACTCGGTTGCACCTCTTCGATGATCGGCGTCTCCTGACCACGCAGGAACGCGACTGCGAACGCCGGTGTCGTCGCTGGGTCAGCGACGAGATACCACGTCGAGTTCGCGCCGTTCGTCGGCAGATACTGCGTAACGACCGGCTCGAATTGCCCGGCGTAAGTATTCGCTTCCGGTAGCGTGCGATCGCTGTCGCCCGCGATCACGACACGCACGCTCGTAAAGAGATTCTCGGCAGTCGCCTTCAAACCAACAGGCACTACGAGGAAGCTCGGCTTCACGAAGACCGGTTGGCCGAACTGATCCGTCTGCGCGAGCATCCTTTCGACGGCGCGATCAAGATTCGGAATCGTGAGCGGTGCACCCGTCACGACGTTCGCGTTTGCAGCGCTGAAGAAGCCACCGGGGTTCGCAACGACCGTGCCCCAAAAGAGATTCTCAAGCGCGATAATCGCACCTCGCGCAGCTTCCTGCGGAATCGCGAGAAACGCACCGAGATCGTCGTTGATAACGTCTTGATGCGTAATCGTGAACAGTCGTCCATATGTATCGACTTTCACTTGCCAGCCGGTATCACCGATGCGCTCTTGCGCGATCGAACCGCTCGACGGTACGCGTTCAAACTGCGCGAACGCGTTCAACCGTGCGAGCGTGTGTGGCATGAAGTTCACGGTCTCTACGATGCGCGCGATCCGCAGACACGTCGGTGACATCGTCTCGTAAGTCGAAACGAGAATTCGATATGCCGATTCGCGCAAGAGATTCGGAAACGATCGCACGCTAAACGCAGCGCGAATCACGTCCATCGGCGAAGAGTACGGATCGACACGATGGCCCTCGAGTCGCAAGCACTCGCGCGCCAGCTGCAACAAACCGAGGTTGCGATACTTCGACGCGGCATCGACGATCCGCGGCGCGAACTTCTTCTCGACGCTCTTCGCGACCGAACCGCCGGCACGGAGCATGACCGCAGCGGTAAGGACCTCAGTCGTGTCCACGCTCGCATCGAAAGCGTGAACAACACGACTGCTGGGTCGACTCGCGCGAATCGCAGCG